ACCAGTAGGCCCTGTTGCGCCTGTAGGCCCTGTAGGACCTTGCACCGTGCTTGGCGCACCCGTAGCACCCGTAGGGCCAGTTGCGCCCGTAGGCCCTTGATTTCCCTGCGGGCCAGTAGGCCCTGTAGCACCGCTAATTGCCCTATCAATTCGCAAATCAATACGAGGTTGCGGCGTTACTTGTAGGTTTACATTGTTGCCATCTTGTACGGAAACTTTAATGTTGCTCATAAAACAATCACCCCATCGCTACGCACCAAGAACAACAAAAAAATAATTGAATCATCCGCAGGGGTTGAACCCGATACGGGAAAACTAACCTTAACGCGACCTGAGTAACCCACGGGGTCAACGGCGTTAATTTCTAATTCGGGGTCATTGCTCATTAGCGACCATGCACTAGCATCAATTACCAATGTGCATGAACCCGCGGCGGCAACAATGTTAGTAATCGTTAACGGAATCGCGGCGGGCGCAGGGTTGTAATCGGCAATGTCAAAAGTTAAGCCATTGCGCGTATCAATGATGTTGGATAGTTCACGGCGAACAATTTGGGCGTTAAGGGTTGCGCCTGTCAAATCAACGGGCAATCCATTAGAAGAATTGGTAAATGTTAGATTCCAGTAGGTTTTCTGATTCCATACCAATTCACCCGCAAGAATGGGGTTGTCGAACCCGCTTACTTGTGCAAGGGTGTTCTTATTGAAAATCGCCATAGCGTTCCCTAAACTTAGTTAGAACATCCGCGAATCCCGCGGTCATGGTGTATTGTCTTTTGTCTATTTTATCAAGATTGATTTAATAAATCAATAAAATGCCACAAATCTTCATTCCGATATGTTCCCGTTGGCTTATCGATTGCCCACGCGGTTGGCGGCCCGTTCAATTCCGTAAGGTTATCGCCAACAATTCGGTATTCTTTAACGCCCATGTTTGTGTTAAAAGTTTTACCATCTTCATTTAAAACCCCAACAACAACCCGAACATATTGGTTCACTAATTCTTCAACAACTACGATTTCTTCTTTAACCGTTTGTGATGGTATTGTTATATCTCTTGCCATATCAACCTTTCAATTGTGCTTCTAATGATTCTACTTTGGCACTCAATTCCTGAATTGCTTTAGTTAGAACCGCTATGTATGACGGATAGTGGATTGTTTTAAATCCTGTTTCATCGCCAACTTTCCAATCGGGTTCATGGTAAACCAATGATGAACCTAATTCTATAATTTCTTCAACTTCATCAGCAATAAACCCATAACCTTTTTGATGTTTGGGGTCTGCTTTAAGTTTGTACGAAACGGGGCGCAATTGTTTGACAAACGCTAAACCCAAATCGCTATCGGCAATTTCTTCTTTTAGGCGTACATCTGATGGGCTTGTTGTCGTTACTTCAATAGTTACGATGTTGCTTGTGCCTGATGTAGCAACATAAGCACCAACAATGCCTGTGGATGTACTACCTAAAATATTTAATCCTGAACCCCCTGCATTTGCCGTTCCTGAATTTGTTGGAAAAATTCTAGCCCATGAACCCGCAATAACACCGCCCAAATAATCAGCATAAGTTGCGTTTGTTGCAAAACTTGGTGTTCCCCATGTTCCATTTCCAAGCATTACATCACTAGAACTTCCTGTAGGTTGCGGATATGTATAACTTCCCCATCTAAAACCCGCAATACATTCAATACCATATCCCGCTAATAAACCAAGCCCGCTAACACCCGCACCATATAAACCTTGACCTTTGACACCAATGTTTCCATTGCCTAAAACGCCAACGCTTGAACTTCCATTTGCCGTTCCATTTACTCCATAACCGCCTGTTGTTGAATAGTTATATCCATATACGGCAGATGAATATGGATTTGAAATTTCTCCAAAAACACCATAGGTATAACTTGAAGTTGTATTGTTATTAAAACCAAATAATGCCGCGCCTGTTGCATTGTTTGATTCAGCATAAACACCAAACTTAGCAGAATTGCTTGTGTTAAAAGTTGCCGCCGCAAAACCTCCACCTGAACCACTAGGAACGGCAGTAGCACCATCAAATTGAACAACGCCCCGACCAAAGATGCTATTCAAATACATATTGCCGTTTGATTGCTTTATGTAATAACCAACCGTGCCAGTAGGCGCATTGGTTGTTGGAACACCACCATCCCAATTATCTGAACGAATATCTTGAAATACGCTTGCCGCTATTGGCCCTGTCCATGCGGTTTGTCCCGCACCTACGCCATCTACAGTAACCGCATTAGCGTTGTAACGCCCTTGGATATACCAAAGAACTTGACCAACGGCAACGCTTGGCGTAGTTAATGACCATCCGCTAGGGGCAGTTGCCCCTGTTGTTGGCGTTGTAAATGTTGGGGTTGGGTCGCTTTGTGATTGAACTTTGTATGCGGTTAAAGATGACAAACCTAATAATCCATTTGCGCCTGTAGCACCCGTTCCAGTAGGCCCTGTTACACCCGTAGGGCCGCTTGGTCCTGTAGTTCCAGTTGGACCAGTTGTGCCTGTTGGGCCACTTGGACCAGTTGTGCCTGTTGGTCCTGTTGGCCCTGCGCCCGCTACGGGATTCCAAACCAATGCCGCGCTAATTGGGCTTAATATTGAACTTGTAACATCGTTGCCAACATTGTAGGCAAAGTAATAAGTTCCCGTGTTTAGCGTAATGTTTGCAAAAGTGTAATAAGCCCCATTGGTAACGGGTTGACCATTAGTTGTAGATGCGTTAGCAACCAATTTCCAATCAGCGGCAGTTGGCGTTGCGCTTGTAGTCCAAAACAAATTACCAAATGTTACGCGACCCGTTGTAGGAATAAAAACTTGAACATTGATATATGGAATTGTTGCGCTTGGAAATCCCGTAACAGTAGGTGCGGCTAATGGTGAAAAATAACTTACCGATGGCAAGCCCGAATTAGGCACGGGCGTAAATTGCGTAATGTCTTGGTCATCATAAACTTGCGCGTTGTATTCTGACATTTCCAATTTTGCGCCTAGCGAACCATCGGGCAAAGATGCTTCGTTAACTTTCATCACGCGGAAAAGTTTTGCGTTCCATCCATAATCAGAATTGGTAACGCTAACTACATCGCCCGCATCTACTTGGATGCCGTAATATGTAGTGCTGAAACCTACAATTAAATCTTCCCGTGCTTGTTCTAACAAACGATTGGCTAGGTAATGCGCTTGCACCGAATCGTTAACCATATCGTAAGTAATTGAATACTTGTTAACGGGTTCATTTGGATACAGTAAACCGCTAGGTGTTTCAATGTTTACAAACGCGGCTTGGTCGCGGTTATCTTTAAACGGAAAACGCGCTTCAACTTGGTTTATTGATGAAGTAATGTCGGTTGCACTAACGCGGATTTCGCCAATGATATTGTTGTCATTAAACGCATAAGAAGTTGATTCCGCTTTGTTTACAACCACCGACCATTGACCCAATGCGGCGTTATAAGTCATCCAAGAATCACACGCCGACATAATGCGGTCAACATTAGAAAGAACCGATTGCCCTGCATCTAATACGCCGTTAATTCGGTAACGCGCTTGTGTAGCGGGGTTGCCGCTTGAATTTGTAAATGTAATTGTTTGGTCGCCGTAAGTGTTTAAAGCGGTTGCGCTTGTGCTATTAACAAACGCGGCATCTACTGCACCGCCATAAACCGCATTGGTCATGTAGTCATACCAAACATCGCCCGCTTTGGCTACACCCGTACCATTTAATGTATGGCTTACATGAAATGTAATGGGTGAAAGTTGCGTAGTATCAGCATCGCGGTTGTAAATCAATTTAACAATTGCAAAGCCCAAACCGTTCATCTGCCGCGTTCCTGTCCAACGCTGACCAACGGCAATATCAGAACCGCCCATAACCGTGCTAGGTGCGGATGCACCGTTAGCAGATGTAATAGTTCCACCCGCCGTAGATGTATAAAGATTTATGTAAAGGTTGCCGCTAATTTTTGTGTTTACATTTCCCGCTTCATCGGTAAGGCTAACTACTTTTGTTGAATCTGCGCCTGTACCAAAAGTAATTTTTCTATCGCCAAAATACATATCAGCGGTATCAAATGTAAATTGACCATTGGGGCTAATACTTGAAATAGCCAAAACATAGTACATTGTTTTTTGATCTTCGGTTAATACCGCATCAACAAATGTGCCGCCCATATACGCCGTACCATAAACAACGGGAATAGCATTAACCGCGCTTGGCGGTACTTGTTGCCTTACGCCCATGTCTTGCTGAGTTTCGGGATTTTCTGCAAAGATTCGGGTAACAATTAACGATAGGGCAAAGTTAACGGCAAAGGTTGCCACGGCATAACTCATGCCTAATTCCATAATCGCAAATGCAACTAATGTGCTAACCATTTTTATTCCCTAACAAAAGTTGCGCCAAGGGCTTTGTATCCCCTGCGCGTGTAATCAATCAACGGGCCGTTAGCAGAAATTGAAGTGCAAACAAAATCTACATCGCCCGCTTTTAGCATTTCCTTTGCGCGTTCATCAAACGCTTTCCATAGCCTACCGCCAACCGTTCCATTGCGATGTTCAGGTTCTACCCACCACAATAGTTCGTTTAATTCTTTCACTTTGGGCGACCAAATGTTAGAACTTTTATAAGCCACAATCGCGCCCCTAAGATGCGAATCGATATAAATGAACCCGCGCCCTTGAATGATGCTAAACAATAGTTCTTCAACATAGCGGGGAAAGTGATTACACGGTTCGCCAAGTTTTTTAATTGGGTTTTCATAGGCGTATGCCTCCACGATTTCTAACAGTCTAGGTATGTCGTATCTTGTCGCTTGTCTTATCATTTTTTAGTCGCCACCAGTTGAACTACTGTCCAATGTTACGGTTGTTTCGCTTGCTTGTGTTTGCGTCATTGGCGGTGAACCAAAATCAAAATATGTATTAGAAATTTCGGAAACACGGTTCATTGATGTATCGCCCGCATAAATAAATTGCCAATTGTTCTGATTGGTTTTAACGCCCGACAATCTGTTTTCTAAAATACGGCGCATTGATGAACAAGAAATAGAACAAGTTGCAATTCGTGTACGGGCTTCAGAATTAAAATCTTCTGTAACTGAAACGCTATTTATGATGCCTTGGTAGCGTTTAAAGAATTGGGTTGTAGGCGTAGTAATGATTTGGTTGTTACTATCAAAAAACCCGCGCCATACTTCTACCAAAGAACCTTTAATGTCATTGCCAAGAATGATGCCTACATTGGTTGGGTCAATGCCTGTTAAAGCAATGGTCATGTCATCAGATGTTGCCTTAATGTC